AATAGATTGAACGTGTGATGTCCAACAATGATGCATCATAACCATTATCATTACCGGATGCAATTTGACGTGCTTTACGGTATTGATCTAATAGTGTACCACCAACCAAAACCATTTGTTGTTCAATTTCGGCTTGTTTACGATCGGAATCCAAAATTGATTCACCAACCGGATTGATACCTAAACCGGTTGACAAAAACAATGGTAAATCTTTACATGTTACCGGTGGCGTTACACAATCACATGCAACAAAATTACCGATAAATCCACCATTACCAACGGCATATGATACCTCTTGACCTAATTTGTTAATATGGTTTCTTAATACTTCGGTTGTGTATGCATTTTGATAATCGGTTCTTGATTCTTTGATACAACGCATCAATTCATCATCGATTTTCATTTTACGTGAAATCGTTTTGTATTTGATTTCAACTTCATCATATAACGGTTTGATTGAATCACCATCCGTTGGACAATATTCAACTTGTGTTACATTTGATTGACCTAAACGAGGAAAAAATCTACGTGATACTTTATAAACTTTTCCATCGCCTTGTTCAATTGCTTGTACATTACCCAATTTAACACGTGATGCAGCACGATTTGCCGCTGATGTTAATAATTGTAACAAACCAATATTTGGTGATGGCATTGATCTCATGCCGGAATTATTGTTCAATGTCAGATCAATAATTTTCCAGGCATCTGCTAATTTTATAGAACTCATTATATAAAAATTATGATTTTTTAGAAAAATATTTTAACTCAAAGGATTGACTTCGTATCCTTAAACGAAATTTTTCTGCGTAATTAACGCCATTTTTGGTGAGATAGGTAATATTTATCAAAGATATACACATATAGTTAAAAATATTTTATAAAATATTTACATTATATTTTGCATAATTAAAATCAAAATATATATTTGTGTCATTATTCACCAAACAACAACACAACACATGGAAATTTTATCCGGAAAACAGATGTATGAAAACGATTTATTGATCGACAATGAATTTTATTTCATCAAAAATGACAAATATTCCGAATGGAACATTGCACGTTATGAATCACATTTGGAATCATTTCGTGTTATTTGGGGAACCATTTATGAATTTTACACCATCGAATTTGTAGTTAAAAATTATATCGTTAAACCACTTTAAAAACAACACAACATGAAAAATTTATTTTTATTTTTTGCTCTGATCACATCAACAATTTTATTCGGCCAAACACAATCCGAAAAAATGTATTATGCCGTTCAAATTATGTCAACCGAAAATCCACATCTAATCAAACCGGATATGGTTCCAAATGATACTGCAATGATCGACCTGGTGGTTGTTAATAATCGAATGAGATCACGTATTGTTTATGTATATGAAACAAAACAAGAGCAAATAATTTCGCATCAAACATATTTAAAACAATATCCGGATGCCTTATTGATTACCATGACTGAAAAACAGATCAAAGGATTACGTAAATTGTTTACTTATAACTAACTTTGTATTGCAATTTTTTTCATATACTATTTGGCGAAAAAAAACCGGTCACTTAATTGTAACCGGTTTTTATTTTTAGATCATGTTTCGTTCTTGTAAATATTTCAATCGTGCCGGATGCAAACCATCCTTTGCTTTATCATCATTGAAAACAAATTTTTGTGGCTCTGATGCATTCGATTGTCTTGTAAAATTATTTTCGGTTGATACCAATTCAAACAATGTTTCATATTTCAAATTCTCGGTTGCTTTTTGTGGATGTTTAACTCTAACATTATCTTTATTTACCCAAATATTACCATCGGCATCCATTTCAAATGTGAATCCATTTTCACGTACTTCAGCATCAAAAACGGCTCTCATTTCCTTTGGATTCAATCTCGGATTTTTAATACCTTCAACCAATTTATTTCGGATACCATCGATTTGTAAATTCTTTTTAAAATCCTCAAATTGTTTGTCCTTTTCAATAAGTTTTTGTTGCATTAAATGTTCCTTCTCATTCAATTTTGCATTCGCTAATTCCAATTGTTGTGTTACTTGTTGTAATCTTTGTGCATCAACCGATGAATATTCCTTCTTTAAATTTTCTACCATTTCGATTTGTGATTGTTTCAAATCTTTGATAATGGATTTATATCGATCACGTTTATCAACCGTTTCATATTTGGATAGATCAACACCAAATTCATCAGCCAATTGTTTTTCAGTTTTAGCATATGCCGCACCAAACAATTCGGTTTTCTTTTGTTCCTCGATTTGTTTTGCAATACGATCCGAAACGCTTTTTTCAACCTGGCTTACATAACTCGTTACAACATCATCAACTTGTAATTCACCGGCCTCAATTTTTGACAACATTTCATTGTCGATTCCTAATTTTTCAACGACTGTTTTTAAAAATTCCATAATTTTGATTTTAATTATTATTGTGTATTAAATTTGAAAGTATATTGAACGGTAATAATATATTTAAAATATCACCGGAATCCATTTGCATGTTTGATGTTCCATCCTGGCAATCATAAATGTATTCAATTTTTTTGGTATTTATTGTACAATACAACCATTTGTCGAATGAATCCGAATCATCAAACAATTCATTGTTCCTTACAACACCACTTATTTTAACCGTTATAAATGTCATGTTTTATTTCTTTTTACCACATCCACAACCACGTTTTACCGTTGTTGATGGTAATGATTGTGTCGTTTTTGATTGCAATACAACATCATCCGATTTATAAATTGTACCAACATATTGATAATTTTCGGATTGCATTGCATTAAACCATTCATCCGGTTTAAATTCCTCAATCAATTTTGTTGTCTTGTTTAATGCTTTTATGATTAACATATTAAAAAAATAATTCTCCTTTGTTATATAATTTTTTTTCTGAATCAGTTAATAAATCTAATTCATTGTATTTTTTACCGGTTTTAATAGCATTTTCAATATTTTTTTTATATTGAATTTCATTGTTCCAAAAAATTCCAATTGTTATTGGTTCCTCACCAAATTTATCAATATAATCTTTGATATATTTTGGTTGATCAATTTTATTATCAATATATTTTGATAAATCTTCCATTTTAAACTTTATTTATAATATCAATAAATGTTTTATATAAATTAGGGAAATCATCTTTTATTATTTCTAATGCTCTTTTATCTTTTCTTGACCAGGCTTCAAAAATATTTGCAAAATTTTCAAAATGCCTATTATCTAAATTTGAATAATATCTTGTACCATGTCCAGCCGCACCAAAATTATTTCTAAATAATCCACCACTTAATGAATCTAATATATCAGATATTCCAAACAATTCCGTTTCATTATATTTTTGTCTTGATTTTAATAATAATTGATTTATATCACTATATTTTTCTTTTATCAAATTTACATCATCATCATATGCTTTTTTAAATTCATCTGTTAATGATAAATTTTTAATGCTATCAATATGATGTGCATATTCATGTAAAAAAGTATATGAATTATTTAATTTGTTATTACCAACAAATAAAACATTGTCATTTGGTGTATAATATGATTGATCTTTTTTTCCAATTATTATTTTTTTAGGTTTATCCAATTTATTTATCAACAATTTTGCATCATCATTGATATCATTACTGTTTATAATTTCATCAAATTTTTTATCAAAACCAAATTCAATTGTTGGTATTTTTAATTTTTCAATCGCTTGTTGTTGCTCCTTTTTACTGATCACCGGATCAACATTTTCTTTTACATTTCCTTTCTCTGTAATCTTATTAGGATTACGTACCGGATAACATGTATGTCTACAATTATATCCACCACGATTTTGGCAAAAATTTTCCGGTGTCGTTTCCGGAATGAATCCGGTTCCATTTGCCAATGCCCAATCAATTTCGGATTGTAACTGATCAAACAAAATTAAACCTAATTTACCATTTTCCATGTAATCGACCCATCTTTCGCATTGTGGCCTTGAATCTTTAACCAATGATCCAACATACAACAATGCATCCAATTTGTACACATTACGAACGGCCTCATTAACAACACCATCGTATTGACCTAATGCATCACGTGATGATTGCAATGCAATACGTTTCAATACACCTTGTCTTTGCTCGGTTGTTGTTAATTGTTTTGATATCGATTGTACCACATCGGATAAACTCGAACCCTGGTTCACGGCAACAAACAATTCTTGTTTTAATGGATTCACCAATGATTGTTGTAATCCTTGACCTTCCATTGCCGTGATTACATTTTGAATGGCATTATTTTTAAATGTATTGATAAAACTTTTTTTCAATTCAATACCATTCAGATCCTTGTGAATTTCTTGTTGTGCAATTGCCATTGCATCAAATCCGGTCAAATAATTTGCAACCATCTCTGAATATCCGGCACGTTTTAAAAATCGCTCCACGGCCGTTCTGAATGCACCAACACGTGCAATATTGGCATCGGTTCGAATAATACGACCATTTGTTGTGCTGAATTTATTGATCCAATCAACAACTTGTTGAACAAATTTCGGTTCAACTTTGCCCAATGTTTTTTCAACATAGGCATTCGCTTTCTCTGTAATTTTAAACGGTTGATTTAAATCTGCCATAATTACATATTATCATCATCCATATCATCAATATTAAATTGCTGATTGAAATCTATTTGTTCCGGAACCATTGTAATCTTTACGGCTTCAAATCTCGGTTGCAATATCTTATCAATTTCATTATTGATTGCAGTAAAATCATTTGTCATTATATCGAAATTATTTTCGTAATACAATGTCGTTGTTGCATCAAAAACAAATGTGGCTTTTATGGCATCCTCTTGTGTTATCTGATTAGATGCAATCATTACATTTCTTTCCTCAACGGTGTACAAATATATCGATGTGTACATTGCACAAATATCGGCAATTCTACGTGCAATCGGATCAGATGCAAACCTACGATCCATGTATGATCGGTATGCCTCGTATCGTATTGCGGCCGGTTGACCTTTTTGTGATTCGGCAAATTCTTGCATCAAATCGGTTTCGGTTTTTAAATCAAAACTGATCGGTGGATTCACAATGATATTTGATTCCAAATCTAAAAATACCAAACCCTGGATGATGTACAAAATATCATGCAATTTACCATATACATCATCGGATATTTTTCCGACCTCAATATATTCCGGTTCACGATCCATTTCCTTTGCAACACCGGATTGTGCCGCATTCAATGATCGGTTTATATTTAACACTTGTTCAGCCTTCATTAATGCCTCTGATGCAACCGTTCGTGTTTCCTGGATAGTTGATACATCCGGTGAAAAATAACGTATCGGATCAACTTGTTCCTTGTCGTTACCGAATTTATTTGTTGTCGGATTTATGTTGTATGCGGCCAATGGTGAAATGGATAATGTTTTACCATGACCATGACATGAATTACACGAAATCGAATTATCATGATTAACCGGATCAATCAATCGGCCGGTACCATGACATGTGTTACAATCAACACCTTCAACAAATTTGATCGGAAAACATGTTGACAACATCACCGATTTATGTTGATTGTCATAAATTGCCGCATCATTCAAATAAGGTATTGCCGGACTAAAATCAGATTTATATATAATAAATGCATTTCCATAATTGTCATACATAGGTACTGCACGACCACCCATCGTGATCCAGGGAACAATACCCATATTATGATTATATAAAACAGTAAATTCACTTTGACCATCAATACTTTTTACCTCTGCATAAAATTCATCAGTCACAATATGATACCACAATGGTTGTTCCAATGCAAATGATGAATATTTTTTCTTATTTATTCCCTTATATATTAACAATTTGTAATCCGGATCATTAAAAACTATTCGATCGGATTGTATTGGTTTCAATTCAATATCGACTCTTTGCGTTTCATCAATTATACCATCACCAACCGGTGATACCAACAACACGGCATTCGGATCTAATACACGGTATGGTACAAATAGATTGAAAAAATATTTTGTTAGATCAACATCACCAAATGATTTTTCCTCAATGTATTGTTGCATTTCCAAATTATCAAATCTGATCGAATGTTTTGCACTCGACAACAATCGATTCAATTCGGTAATTGCTTTAACTAATGGTGATTCGGTTTTTGGTTGATATGTTCGTTTTCTATATTGTAAAATCTGATCATCTTCATTTGGAAATGCCGTATCCAATGCCAATGGCACTTGACCATAAAAATGTGGCTTTATGGATTCGTATATTTTTTTCCATTCATTTTTAAAAGGATGCACCGGTGGTGATAAAATACCCACGGCAATTTCATCCATAAATTTTAAAAATTCTTCAACGTTCATTTTTTACTAATTTTAAAAAATAGGATGGTGTATTTCAACCATCCTATCACCAATAAACTATTATTAAAACTAAACAACTGTGATCACTAATGAACCAACAACACCGGATGCATCATTGGCCGTTGCAAAAACCGTAACCGTACCCAATCCGGTACCACTTAATAAACCACCGGATGTAATTGTTGCCGTACCGGAACCATTGACAACCGACCATGTAAATGTTGGATCCGTTGCATTCAATGGTGTTACCGTTCCGATCATTTGTAATGTACTACCATTTGTCACCGTAATTGCCGAACCCGTACC